AAGTACGCGAGTTGTGCCAGTGGTAATGTCCTCAGCGTCAAAGCGAACCTGCTTGGTGTCGTCTGCTGGGTCGGACAGCGTAAAGGTATCCTGAATGGCAGATGTGCCAGCGTTCATGTCGGCTAGGTGTGCCATGATTTCGCGGCAGAAGTTGTTTAAATCTGACGGAATCATTACGTTTTCTTGCAGATTGATGCTGTCTAAGTCCGTATTGTTTCCGGCAGTGCTGTCGTATTCGGATATCTTTGTCTTTGCCATGTTATTCTCCTAGCAGGGTCGCGCCCTGCTCTGTTATAGCATATTTTAGCCCTTGTGGGTTAGTGTATATCTCCTGAACAGGGACTGTGCCTGCCTGAGCCTGCGGGAACACTGTATCACCTAACAGCCCCATGAGCTGACTGCCAGCATTAGGCGCTTGCGCCGCTACCGTTGGAGCTAATGAGCGCAACAGACGAGCCGGAACTTGTGCCGCGCCTCTGCCTAGCTTAGGGTAGTCATATAAAGTGGAAGCCGCTATATTCCCCACAAGCCCTAGCGCTTTTCTTGGGGTGGTAGCTGTCATAATGTCGCCAACAGCAAGCCTGCCTGCTGTGCCACTGTCTGGCACAGTTTGCCCCAAGATGTCTCTGGCTTCTCTTGCCCTAATTACCTCTGGAGAGGTTCTGGCTCTGCCTTTGGTTTCTGCCTTTACAAGTGCCGCTGGAGTAAATTCTCCCCCAGTTGCCGCTTTTGCATCAGACAGCTTAACGATTGGACGCATATTTCTGTATGCTTGGTTTGCGGCCTGCAAGTCAGGCAAGTCTGGGTTTTGCTTGGCAAAAGAATCGCGCAATTCTTGCTGTATTTCTCGCAGTATCCGCGCATCTGTCACATCACCCTTTTGAAGGGCAGACCTTATCTGACCAGATAGCTTACTTTCCGCAGTTTTAAACGCCTCTCCGCCAGCGTCAGGATTTCTCATAAACCTGAAGTAACTTTCGTTAAGTTTTTTGCGGAAAGCCTTTAAGTCAGTTGCGTCAAAAACTTTGTCGGAAACTGCCTGATTTAGTATTCCTTCAATTTTAGCATTAGGTTCAATCGCGTTAAATTTAGCCTTTGGCACTACAGCCGCATAAGCCTCACCGATTGCGTCCTCTGCAAAATCCACCGCTGTCTCGCCAGTAAACCCTTCCGGCACTTTAACACCCAGAGGCTTCAGCGCCTCGTCTATGGTTTCACGCACAAACATCTGCTGAGGTCTGCGCCGCGCTTCCTGTATAGATTCCTGCAAAAATGGGGTGGAAATCTTCTGCTCAATAGAGCCAATTTTGCCGCCGTATGCCTGCCCCATTGTCAGGGGGTAGCCTCTGGAGAGCATAGACTTTGCACCCTCTTGCAGAACTGGCATTATTTTCTGCCCTGCCGCCGCAGTAACCCCGCCCAAAGGCGCACCGATAGCCGCACCGCCAATGCGTTCCCCAATGGTTTCCCCAGTTCCAGCACCGTAGACAGCGCCCTCTTTTGCCCCAAAACTTGCCGCACGTTTTATGGCCTCTCTACCGACAGTTGTTCCCACAGCCCTCGCCGCACCAACTCCGCCAGTAAGCATTGAGCCAAGTATTTCTGCGCCGTATGCAACAATCGGGTCAGATTCTCTGAAACCCTCCATCTCAGAGCGAATCTCTTTAGCTATCTCTTTATAAGATTTATCGCCATATATAGACCTTAAGCCAGCCTCAAATTCATCACTGAAACCCAGAGTAAGACCCTGAGCCGCCGCCCGTCCTATGTCTCTGAATATGTCCATTTGGGTGCGCTTTGGCGCGACTTGGTCGCCCTGAAGGGGGTCTATTTTGACCTTTTTGGTTCTGTCCTTGTCAGCCATCATTCAAACTCCACAAACATGAACTTTTCAAGGCCGTTATGATAGTAAACATCACCCTCATTTACTTTGCCTTCCTCATAGAGCTTCTGCAAATCATTCTCGCCGTCAACTCTCTCAAATATTCTCGGAAGCTGACTATCCGCATAATCACCAAAACCTAGCGTTGTACCGCGCTCATTAATATATTCATCAAGCAAAGAAAGGCGCTGTTTATTGTGCCTGTTTATCTGCTTCATTGTCTTTGCAATAATAAGGTTCGCATGAGGGGTCTTATCGAGGCCAAAAATAGTGGACTTATACAGCCGCATATCAGCGTCTGATGTAGAGCCTGAGCCAGCAACCCTTTGCATAGGCACTAGCTGATTAGCAAAAGCATTTAATGCTTCTTGCTCGCTTAGTTCTTGGAGATTATCGTCACCGAGGAAACCCATGCCAGCCGCTAATTTTTTAAATGGCATAAGACCATCTTCTAACAAGCCCGTGGGCAGTCCCTTTTCAAGCAAGGCAATCGCTTGGTCTAATCTTACGTCAACCTTTGGGTCGACAGCAATGTTTTTTCGTATTTCTTTCCTGTCCTCTAGGGCAGATTTCAAGTAAATTTCTTCCCTCTTCCCATCCCCCAAACTAATGTTAGTACCAGACTTCATCAGTATTTTACGAGCCTCTGCCTGACCTTCTGGTGTTGAAACGTCAATCCCCGCAAGCGCCAGTTTTTCCTCAAAGTCTGATTTCTGCGACAGTTTTGCCATAGCAATTCGGTCAGCCAAGTCAGCTCTCTTTTGCTCCTGATACGCCTTCATGCCAGCACCGAACATAGCACCCAAGCCCTGCCCTGTTGTAATCGGCTTGTCTTGCCAGCCTGACAGTTGCAGACCCGTTGCGGCGGCTTCTGATAGCCCAGCAAATGCGGGTGTGCCGACTGCCGGAGTCAGCCTATCCATCAGGCTTGGAGGTGCTTTCGGAGCTTGCGGCTTCTGTGCGCCTAAACCCAGCTTTGCGGCTAGGTCGCGCTGTAGGCTGGTCATGCCTCCGCCTGCTGGCAGGGCTGATATGTCCCTGATGCCGCGCAGACCAATCTGAGGCATAGGTGGGCGCTTCCGCATTATGGGGAGGGGTGTGCCTCTACGAGCAGTGGGCAAACCGCCTGTTATGGATGCGCTAGGACGAGCGCCTGCACCGCCTTGCTCTTGCAGAAGCCTCAGAAAGTAGTCAGCCCCAGAGCCTTGAACTTGCCCCATATTAAACCGCGTAGGTATTGCCATTAAGCCAACCCTCCTAGTAATGCTCCGCCAAGTGCAAACATTGGGTCAACAGTACCGCCTGCGCCAGCCATCATACGCCCAGCCTGCGCCCCGGCCATGCCGCCGGAGAGGAAGCCAAGAGCCGGATTACGGAACTGCGGGGTAATTGTTCTGCCGCCCAATGCACCAGAACCGCCCTGAACCATAGTAAGGTAATCAGCCAGCTTCTGTGCAGGCCGTGCCTCTTGGAACTGGAAGCGCTCGATATCTGCCGCCAGTTCTGCTTGCTCCTGAGCCTCACGAGCCGCACCAACCTGCGCCATTGTCTGCAAGTCAGCAAAGCCGAACTCTCTCGCCATAGGAGCTTGCTGGATAGCCTGTTGCTGTGCTTGGTACATAAGAGGCGCTACTGCCTCCGCCACGGCCTTCTGTGCGTACCCTGAGCCGTATCTGCCACTGCTCATTGCGCCCTGCATGGCTTGCTGAATGGTTGGCTGTAAAGCCTGCTGGAAAAGCGGGTTAGTGCCTGTCAAGTTCTGCATTACCGCCTGCTGTACGGCTGGTATCATGGGTGAGCCAGCGGCGGCGGCTGAACGGTAGCCGGACAGAGCCATCTGCGTCTCAGGGCTGAAACCCACCACGGTGCTTTTAGGGTAATACTGAGGCCGTGCAGACTGGTACAAGTCCTTTGCCTCTTGCATACCATATTCTAAGAATGGCTGGGCAAACGCACTCGGTGCTGTTGTCTGCGTGATTGTTCTCTGTGAACCGCCGCCTTTACTCATCTTACAAATCCTTCACCAATATGGTTGCTGTGGGCTGATAATCTTTTAGCTGTCTCTCCCAGCCCTTGCGCCCGATAATCTCCATTGAATCGCATCCCTGACCCTTCGCCCAGATGCTTACCTTTTTCTCCGCCTCTATAAGCTCTTCCATCTCACCGCCTGCTAACCATATCCGGCAGGTAGCTCTTTGCGGGTAGTCAACTATCTCCACCACTATAGCAGATTTTTCCAAAGGAAAAAATGCCGCACGGTTATTCGTTATTGCCTGCCACACATCCTGTAGCGTATGACTATGCCCTGCATATACTAGCGCCGCCTGTATGTAGTCAGCGCATCTCTCGAACTCATCAGCCGATGATGAGATATGCAATGTCTGCATCGTGTCCATTGTTCGCGTGTCCTATAATCATAGTGCCGTTCGTGCTTGTGCCTTTCAGATAAGGATGATGCTTTGATGTGATGTCATGGTCAAACCCAGTGAAAAACACTAGGCTTTCTACATTATATCGCGGGTCAGTGACCGTTGTCTCTGTCTGGTTGGCTGGCAATGTGGCATAGCCGACACTGTTCAAACCGCCATCAATCACCCTGTTTAGCACCTCAGCAATTTCTCGCGTGGTAGCCGTAACGGGGTTTAGTGTCCGAAAGTTTGTCTGGCGCTGTCTAATCGTCATCTGCGCCCTACCTCTGCGGCCTCTATGTCAAAGCCCTGAGCAAACTCAAAGAACTGGTCAAAGCCAAACTTAAAGCGGTGATATCTGCCGTCAGACCTGAACTCAGCATAGCCATTAACGCCTGCGGGGACGTTAGATGTAAATGTTGGCGCTGGGTTGCCTATCATGTAGTTCCTAGTACCAACAGCGCAGAAGTTCTCGACACCCTCATAATACGGGTAAACACGGGTCACAACTGAGTGCTTGCCAGCGTGGATGTTCATCTCGCCTGTTACAATCTCCGGCACTAGGGATGCACCAGTAAAGGAATATAGCTTGTCGCCAATAGCCGCACCGAAGAAGAACTCACCGCCACGCAATGAGGGGCTATCAAGCTGGATGGACAGAGCATCCACAGTTGCCGCCAGTGAATCCAAATCGTCCACTGTGTACCCAGATGTAAACAATGCCGCCACATAATCTGTCGGTATTCTGGCGAGTGACCAGCGATTGATGCTGTAATTGTAAATGAGCAATGTGTCCGGCTGACCACTAGCGCTTGCCTGAGATGGATATGACCAGACAGCAATCTGGTTCAGCGGGTCAACACTGGCAGACACCCTGTTCCTGTAAGCGCTGTTAAAGTCACTCTCGAAGAACTTGTCTATCTTCTCATTGCCGATTGGGGTAGCTCTCTGCCCATCAAACATATGGAAGCCGTTGTCAGCCAAGAAGAATGTCAGGTGTCCGTAGTTACACACAGACCCTGCCAGTCTACAGCCGCGCACACTCTCCACCTTATCGAACTGGAACACCAGAGGAAGGCCAGTATAGGTAGCGCGGAAGATAGCCCTTTCGCAAAGAATGGTCGCATACTCGCCGCCAACCAAGCCAGTTATCTGCCCAGCGTCCGGCAAGTCCTGAAAGTCAGACTGGTCTGTGCCGGATGTCCAGCTTGTGTAGTCGCCAAAT